CAGATTGTCCACAGAACTATTCTCATATTCTGGCGAGACAGTTGAAACTGGTGTAGAAGAGATTGACGATAATGTCACTGCCCAAATATACACTATCCAACTAACATTGGGTTCAGGTTCTGGTGACTTCACTCTTGGCGAATCAGTCTACCAAGGGGATGACCTTGCAAATGCAACTTCACAAGCAGTCGTTTCAGATTGGAATCCAGACACAGATGTTCTTACAGTAAAATCCGTATCAGGTAACTTTACAAGCGGTAATACTGTTATTGGCGACACTAGTGGTGCGTCATATGTCTTAGGCGTGAAAGAAACTATGGTATTCCCTGAAGCAGTTGGTGATACAGACAACAAGACACTTGAAACTCAAGCAGATAGTATCATTGACTTCACAGAAGACAATCCATTCAGTGAGGATTACTAATGGCATTAGGACATACATTCTATCATGCATCTATTAAGAAGATGGTTGTCGTATTCGGTAACCTCTTTAACAATTTGTATGTGCGTGATTTTTATGAAAATGGTAATGAGAAGGAAAGACGTAAAGTCCCCATTTCATACGGACCAAAACAAAAGTTTCTAGCAAGACTAGATGCGGGTGGATTTCAGCAAGATAGCGGAATGTCTCTTCCTCGCATGGCATTTGAGATGGACAACTTGACATATGACTCAGAGAGAAAGTTAAGTTCTTTGGGTAGAATTTCCAACCAGAAAGATGGTGAGGGAGTCAAGTACGCATACATGCCAGTACCATATAACTTTGATTTTTCGTTGTATATTATGGTTAAGAATGCGGATGATGGTACTCAACTTCTAGAACAGATTCTACCATACTTCACCCCCCATTTCACTGTTACGATTAAAGAGTTCCCAGAATTGGATGTTACTCGTGACATTCCGATTATACTAAATAGTCTTACACAAGAAGATATTTACGATGGTGATTTTGAAACAAGACGTTCTATTGTTTGGACACTATCTTTCTCAATGAAAGGTAACATGTACGGTGCAGTTAAGGGTGGACAACTTGTTTCTTCTACTGTCGTTTCCGTAAATAATACAAATCCAGATGGTTCGTCTTTGGCAGATGGTGTAACAACACAGAGCGCAGACAATCCTAGTGACGGATTACTAACTGGTGATTTTGGTTTCACTCAATCAACTGAGTCAGGTGAACCATAATGCATAAGGTGAAGACAGATGAAAAAATCGGTAGACGAAAAAATTGAAGACGTATTGAATATCAATACAGAACTAGTTAAAGCAGAAGAAGAGTATCACCAAGTAATTGAAGTCGTGAAGGACAAGGACATTACTGGACTTGAAAGAGATGATGATTTCAATACTGCAAGAGAAAATATTGCAAGACTAATCCAACGTGGAGAAGAAGCAGTAGATGGTATCTTACGTCTTGCTTCCGAATCTGAACAACCTCGTGCATATGAGGTTGCAAGTACGCTTATTAAAAATATGGTTGAAGCAAACAAAGACTTGCTTGACCTACATAAGCAAAAGAAAGAATTAGAAAAAGAAGATTACGCAGGTCCTCGTACCCAAGTACAAAACAACACTATGTTTGTGGGAAGCACTAAAGATTTGCAACAACATCTTATGAAACTTGCAAAGGGCGAGATTCAAGATGAGTGAGAATTATCTAGGTAATCCCAACCTAAAAAGAGCAAACATTGCTGTTGACTTCACTCAAGAACAGATTGAAGAGTGGGTAAAGTGTTCTAAAGACCCCCTATATTTTATCGAAAAATACGTTAAGATTGTTAACGTAGACTTGGGTTTTATTCCTTTTACACCATATGATTTTCAGAAGGATATTATTACACAAGTAAATAATAACCGTTTTGTTATTTGTAAGATGCCTCGTCAAAGTGGTAAGACCACTACAATTGCGGCATTGCTATTACATGCGGTGTTGTTTAATGAAGAATATAACATTGCTATTCTAGCACACAAACTTGCACAAGCAAGGGAAATCTTGTCTCGTATTCAAAGAGCATACGAAGCACTTCCTAAGTGGATGCAACAAGGTGTTGTAGAATGGAACAAAGGTAATATTGAACTAGAAAACGGTTCTAAGATTTTGAGTTCTGCCACATCATCCTCTGCGATTCGTGGTGGTTCATTTAACCTAATTTACCTAGACGAATTTGCATTCATTCCTGCAAACTTGCAAGATGAATTCTTTGCGTCTGTGTACCCAACAATCTCTTCTGGTAAGACTACAAAGGTGTTGATTACTTCTACACCAAATGGTCTTAACATGTTCTACAAATTGTGGACTGATAGCGAGAAGAAGAGAAATACATATAAGAGGGTGGATGTTCATTGGAGTGACATTCCAGGTCGTGATGCTAAATGGCGTGACGAACAGATTGCTAACACTAGTGAAGACCAATTCCGTGTTGAATTTGAATGTGAGTTTGTCGGTTCTTCAAATACTTTGATACCAGGTTCAAAACTCCGTTCTCTAACTTATGAGAAACCTAAATATGTTAGTGATGGAACTTCAATCTATGATGAACCACACCAAGATAGAGCATACGCAATGGTCGTTGACACATCAAGGGGTACTGGTGCAGATTATTCTGCCTTTGTGATTTTTGATATTTCAGAATTACCATATAAAGTTGTATGTAAATATAGAAACAAAGAGATTTCGCCACTACTATATCCAAGGGTAGTTGTAGGGGCAGCAAAGAAGTATAATGATGCATATATTCTCGTTGAAGTGAATGATGTGGGCGCACAAGTCGCAGATATTATTCATGGGGAGTTTGAGTACGAGAATATTTTAAGTGTTGCACAAATGGGTCGTGCAGGGCAACAGATTGGTACTGGATTCGGTAAAAATGTTGCTTTTGGTGTAAAAACCTCTAAGTACGTTAAACGTATGGGATGTTCAACCCTAAAGGATTTGGTTATATCTGACCAGTTGATAGTGCAAGATTTTGATATCGTGTCTGAGTTGAATACGTTTGTGGCGAAGTCACAATCATATGAAGCAGAATCAGGTTCTCACGATGACCTTGTGATGTGCTTAGTGTTGTTCTCGTGGATGACGACACAAAAGTATTTCAGAGAACTAACAGATATGGATTTCCGTAGGAAATTAGAGGATTACAATCGTGAAATGATTGATGAAGAATTAACTCCGTTTGGTTTTATTGAAGATGGCATAAACAGAGAAACCACTTATAAAGATTCAAGTGGTCAAGTGTGGTCAACAGACACAGAACTAAAATGGGGCAATGATTGGTAATAGGTAGAAAACTGAAGAATACTAAATAATAATGTTAAATAAGAATTTGACTAACCATATTCTTCAAACACAAATACATTAAAAAGGAGAATGAAATATGCCATTTCAACTAAGTCCAGGTGTTAATGTCAGTGAAATTGACTTGACAACCGTAGTACCCGCAGTTGCGGCAACAGGTGGTTGTATTGCTGGAGAATTTGCATGGGGTCCAATCATGGAGCGTAAACTGCTTGGTGACGAAGACTCAGTTGCAAATATGTTCGGTAAACCAACCAACACTACCGCAATTTCTTTCTTTACCGCTGCAAACTTTCTTGCATACGGTAACTCACTACAAATCGTTCGTGTAGCACAAACAGGTCAAGCAAACGCAACCACAGATGGTAGCACTGGTTCTGACGCTCTACTAATCGAGAACGATGACGATTGGGAAAACAATTGGGAAGGTGGTCAGAATGTCGTTTCTGGACGCTATTTCGCTGCTAAGTATGCAGGTGCTTTGGGTAACACCCTAAAAGTATCCGTGTGTCCTTCTGCCGCTGCTTTCCGTTCAACAGTAAACGTTTCAACTACTGGTGCAACTCTTACTCTAACCTCTGGTAACCCAGAAGACCATCTAGCAGTTGGTTCTTTGGTAATCTACGGTGGTGAGACTCGCCAAGTCGAAGCAATTACCGCAGGAACTTCTGCAACTCTAGACTCTGGATTCTCAAGCGATATCTCTGCCGCTGACGCAACTTTCGAGTGGGAATACGCAACATCATTTGATGGCGCACCAGGTACTTCACCATACGCAGAGAAGCGTGGTGCTTCAAATGACGAAATGCACGTTGCAGTCATTGACGAAGACGGTGAGTTTTCAGGTACTAAAGGCGAAGTAGTCGAGAAGTTTGCTTTCGTTTCTAAAGCACCTTTCGCACTAAATGCAGACGGTTCAACAAATAACTACAAGAATGTAATCGACAGACGCTCATTCTTCATCCGTTGGATGGACCACAATTCTGGTTCAAACGCCAATTGGGATACCCCTGCTGCAAATGGAGTAGATTACAACGCTACACCTATCACAATGCCAAGCACTTGGTCAATGAGTGGTGGTTCTAACGGTGTTGCTGCTTCTGACGCACAGAAAATCAACGGTTACGACATGTTTGCTAACGCAGAAGAAGTGGATGTTTCACTAATTCTTGGTGCAGACGCTAACCAGACTATCGCATTGCACCTAGTTGCAATGGCAGAGTCTCGTATGGACTGCGTAACATTCCTATCACCTGAGTTCTCAGATGTTGTTAACAACGCTGGTAGCGAAGCAACAGATATCGTAGAGTTCCGTAACTCTCTACCTTCATCTTCATACGCTTTCCTAGACGGTAACTGGAAGTATCAATACGACAAGTACAACGATGTGTATCGTTGGGTACCATTCAACGGTGACGTTGCTGGTCTAGTTGTTCGTGCAACTGATACTCGTGACGCATGGTGGTCACCTGCTGGTTTCAACCGTGGTGGAATTAAGAATGTTGTTAAGACTGCATGGACTCCTAGCAAAACTTACCGTGATGAATTGTACAAGAACAACATCAACCCAATCTTGGTATTCCCAGGCGAAGGTTGTATTCTATTCGGTGACAAGACCCTACTTGCAAAACCAAGTGCGTTTGACCGTATCAACGTAAGACGCTTGTTCATCGTGATGGAAAAAGCGATTGCAACTGCTGCAAAATACTCACTCTTTGAGTTCAATGACCAGTTCACTCGTTCAATGTTCCGTAACATGGTAGAACCATTCTTGAGAGATGTTCAAGGTCGCCGTGGTATTTACGACTTCCGTGTTGTTTGTGACGAATCCAACAATACTGGCGAAGTAATTGATAGAAACGAATTTATTGGTGACATTTATGTCAAACCAGCACGTTCTATCAACTTCATCCAGTTGAACTTTGTTGCTGTCCGTACAGGCGTTGACTTCTCCGAAGTAGTCGGTCAATTTTAATTAACAGATAAAAATTAAGGAGAAAAACAATGGCATTTACAATTGACGGTTTCAGAGCAGAACTAACTGGCGGTGGCGCAAGAAGTAACCTGTTCGAATGTGAAATCACCAACCCCTTCGGTGGTAGTGATAAATTCACTTTCATGGCGAAAGCATCACAACTTCCAGGTGACACTCTTGGTGTAATCGAAGTACCATACTTTGGTCGTACTATGAAGGTTGCAGGTAACCGTACATTCGCAGAATGGACAGTTACAGTTATCAACGATGAAGACTTTGCAGTACGCAACGGTCTAGAGCGTTGGATGACTTCAATCAACTCTCATATCTTGAACGTTGGTACACCTTCACCTATCCTACAGAAGTCTATTGGTACTATCAAGCAGTTTAGTAAAGATGGTTCACCAATCAAGACCTATACATTTATTGGCATCTTCCCTGCGGATTTGTCACCAATTGATGTAGCATGGGATTCTAACGATACAATCGAAGAGTTTACAGTTACATTCCAGTATGACTACTGGATTGACGCTGCAAACGCAGTAATCTAAAAAGGGTTCTCGGGGGGTCTATAAATAGATATAGACTCCCCAGAATTTAATTTAGATAGGATAATATTTTATGGCAAAGTTGTTTGGTTTTGAAATCACCCGACTCGGGCAAGGAGACTCCGATAGTCTTCCATCGTTTGTCGCACCGACAAATGACGATGGTGCGTTGGAAATCCAGGAAGGCGGTATCTTTGGTCAATATCTTGACCTAGAAGGTAAGTCTAAATCCGAAGAAGAGTTGATTAATCGTTATCGTGAGATGGCGATGCAACCAGAATGTGAAACTGCGATTGATGATATCATCAATGAAGCAGTTGTGCAAGAAGATAAAGAAAGTCCAGTTTCAGTAAACTTGGACGGTATTGATTTTGGTGCGGGTGTTAAGAAACGCATCACAGAAGAATTCGATAATGTCATGCGCCTACTGGATTTCAGTAACTATGGTGCAGACATTTTTAAGCGTTGGTACGTTGATGGTAGATTGTATTACCACAACGTTATTGATGTTGACAGACCAAATGAAGGTCTCAAAGAATTGCGCTTTATTGACCCAAGACAGATTAAGAAGGTCAGGAAAGCAATAGAAAAGAAAGACGCAGACACTAATGTGTCAGTGTTTAAAGAGTTCGAAGAATTTTTTGTATACAGTGAAATGGGTATCAGTAATTCGGAGCAAGGCATTAAGATTGCTAAAGACTCTGTTACCTATGTTACAAGTGGTTTGCTTGACAAAGACGGTAAGCAAGTTATTTCTTACCTACATAAAGCAATCAAACCTCTTAACCAACTGAGGGCAGTCGAAGACGCAGTAGTTATCTACAGATTGTCTCGTGCGCCTGAACGTAGAATTTTCTATGTGGACGTTGGTAAC